CTTAGTCTCCAGAGGAGCACCATAGAAGACGTTAGCAGCCTGTTGCAGACGTTGCATCGGAAGATCCTGAGCCGCCAATCGACCTTGCAGAGCCTGTTGAGAATAACCTTCCTGAGCCTGACCAGCTTGGAGCAGACGCTGAATATCAGCATAATCAGACTGAGCCATTTGAGGAGCAGCCTGAGCAGCAGCCATCTGTCTAGCACGTTCTGCTTCAGCCGACTGATATGCTAATTGCCCACCCTGCTCTGCCAATGATCGAGCAAAAATGTCCTGAGCCTGACCTGCTTGCTGACCCATAGCAGCCGATCCGTAACGACCAGCAGAAGATGCCTGAGATTGCAGGTTTTGAATGTTCCTAGTGTACTGTTCACCAGCTAAACGGTTAGACTGCTCCAAAGCACCCGCTAGGAATGGATTAACGCCTCGTCCTTGAATCGTAGCAAGTTGCTCTGCCTGTGCAGCACCAACCAGAGGAGAACCCATCTTGGCGCGCTGTACGGCTTGCTCAATAGCTTGCTGAGAATATGCAGATTGGTCAGGTGCTAACGTCTCAGGAGCCTGTGGCATACCCTGATACAGACGTTGAGCCTCACCCAGAGAGTAAGTTATATACGGCTTAAACTCTGGGGAAATTTCTGTTTTGGTTTCTGTAGTACCGCCGCCGCCACTCATATTACACCTCGCATATCCATTTACGAGGACGGAATCCGTATGCTCTAGCCCTACGTTCCCATCCCGGCCTATGGCTGGAGAATGTTAAATATTTAACATTAGCATTCCTAGCCATGCTTTTGATAAATTGTAAACCTTTTTCAACCACTTGATAATCATTTTCTAACGTCCAAGCAGCCCAAACATGGAGTTCTTGCCCCATTGGCTGAAGGATAAAGAAGCCATAAAAATGGTTGTTCTTAAGGACTACCCAAAGCATCGCCTTTTGATTGAAACAGTCGGTATAAACATCCTCAACTATCCAATTCTCAGGACTTTTAGTTTTAATCTTTTCTAGGCCGGGCTTAATAAAAGCCCACCATTTTCTTAGGTCATCGACCGGGATATATTTAAATTCTGTCATCCCACAACTATATACATAAACTCACAAACGTGGGCATTACTGGCATGGTGTATGACAGCAGAGCCTTGTGATCGAGTACCAACCCATAGTTTTGACATTTCTTGAGCGCCTTTATCATTCATAGGCGTAAAAATAATTGCAGAATCGTAACCTATACGTTGATCGTAAAGAGTTGTTGTTGTTGATGTTGTTGTTGCCGTGAAATACCCGCTATTGTTCGTTCTACCATCCATAATCCCACGAACAACCTCAGCAACTTCACGCTCAGACCCACCAAAAGGCGGTAAAGTCCTAAACTGTACGCTTTTAGTAGTCATCGATTACCCTGTTTAACGACTTCTACCTCTAAACCAAAGGCTGTTTCCCAGTTTGCCCCTGTTGGAGTGAGTCTGAGCCTGTGATATTCACCGTTAGACCGCAAGCTTATGCGGTTTTCAGCGTCTGCTGGCACATCTGAGCCAAATTCCACTTGATCGGAGAGTAAATCACGGCTTGAAACCGCTACTGAAGCACTACCTTTGTCCACAATCGGCTTAACTAGCGTCACTGTAGAGCGTCCAATATCAATATCACCCGTTGTAACGTTAACTGTCTTAGGCTGACCTGAGAATGCAATGATCTTTGTGCCAGAAACACCCGCAAATAGTAGTTGTCCACCAGCAAAAACACGAGAATCAAGCGGAATGTCTAGGGCATCAATGCTTGCATTATAGTTATCAACCTGTTCCAACGTGGCAGATGGTGTTAATACATAAGCAATACTGGTAGCGGTGGTATCTGTGTACGACCACTTAGCCAAATCAATGGAATACATCAGCAGATTCTTGCCGCCAAACGTATTATTGAATTTCCAAATAACTAACTTACGTATTGGATCAACGGTAGCACTCATTCCCGTAAAGATTTCACCCGGAATGGCGTTATCAAAGAACCAGCGATTTACCTTCTCTACGCCGATAGCCTTAGTTGTCTGACCATCACAAGCGTAGAAACCATCGTCAGCTAGGAAATACGTCAGATTACCGTACTGAGCAATAGAGCCATTAGAGATACATCCTAATGACCTAGAAATAGCATCAAACTGGAAAAAAAGCGGGGAACCTGTATAACTCATTCGATATATGGCGCGTTCTAAAAAGATCAACCCATATTCCCCACCCGCTAAACCTGTAATATCGCCACCGTCAGGCAATATCTGAGAGTCTGATTGTGATGCAGCACCGGGAGTCCAGTCTGTCTCATCGTTAATGTCAGACCAGTACACCTTGTTAGAATCTGACCCGTCATTAGCGGCAACCACAAAGTCACGAACTACCGTCACATACTTAGCCGTAGGAGCAGCAGCAGCCAAGTCAGTTACATAAGTAGAAACACCTAATTCATACGATTGCAGCTTGTCTTGACCGTTAGCCAGAATCATCTTGCTGCCGAACTGAGTTACATCCCAACCCTCAACCGCTGTATATCCAGTGGTAGTCAAAGCATCCAAGCTAGCATCAGTAGAGTCAAACTTATAAATCTGAGTAGCGCCAGCAGCAAATAGGTTCGTAGCTCCACCAAACTTACCGGCAAAGGTAATCAGCAAGTTCTGAGCCGCTGCATCAGAATAATCAGCCTCACTAGGAAATGAAGCATAACCGTTAGCAACTGGATAACAGTTCTTTGCGTCTGTTACCGCACCTGTTACACCCGGCTGATCTGGGAGCCACTCACCAAACGCTATTTTCTGCATTATTTAAATCCCCAAAGCGGCTTTAATTTCGTCAGGTGTTGCTGCTGCATCAATTTGTGTCTGGATAGCTGCGTACTTCTCTCGGATAGCCTGACGAGCAGTCTCAGCATTCTCGGCTTGACCGGGAATCTGCTTGGCTATAGCTTCATCGTAAGGCTTGAATTCTTCAGCACGAGCAGCACGACGCATATCGTGACCAATGTTCTTAGCTTTAGTTAAGTCAATTACGAGACCCATGACCATGCTCCACGAAATGTACGATCTGAAGGAATATCCGCTACGTCTACGATCTCATAAGGCTTACCTGCTGGTACGTCCTTAGCAGCGATTTCTTCAATGGTTAAGCCACACTCAGCAGGAGCTATGATAGCTACACCACCGTCATCTGTAGGATAAATTATGCGTGAGTTCATTGGTTAGTCCTTTAGCGGAAGACTGATACGTTTATGTATGTTGGATCAAACGTTCCTACAGCATAAACACCAGTATTTATTCTGGCAGCAGAAGTTGTTGGTGCAACATTCGCTCCAGTTGATGAATTTGTAAATACTGTTGTACCAATAAAATTATTTGTTCCGTTAGATGAGCAAGTTGTATTTACGGAATAGTTAATATCAGCCATCGCAGTGGTGAAGTTAACTGTGTAATCACCGACACCATTGTCTGTAAGGGAACTAACGTTTCCGCTTGCTCTAATCGCAATTGTGCCTGTGCCGTTAAAGTTGACCCATGCTCTGCAACCGTAAGCAGTGGCAACAGAGCCGTAGCCGGAGTTAAATCCAAATGTACTGCCTGTTGCGTTTCCTGTAACTGTTGCCGCACTTCCTGTTGTATTCTGATTAAGTGTAGGTACATCACTAGCCTGAATTGCGGACATCACAACGTTAGTGCCATTGCCACGCAAATACTGACCTGAAGTTACAGCGCCAGCAAATGAGTTCATCGCCGCTTGTGCAGTTGTTTGACCTGTACCACCATTTCCTAAAGGTAAAGTTCCTGTTACTGCATTAGTAGAAGCCAAATTAATAGAACCAAAACCAAGAGCAGTACCAGAACGTCTTAATACTTGATTGTCACTCGCAGCAGCAATGCTTGCTACATCACCGGTTGCGCTTCCTGTAACACCAAGAACAGAAAGCGCAGAACCTTGAGTAAGGTTTGCAAATGGTAAATCACCTGTAACGCCATTAGACAAATCTATCTGAGACCATGCTGGATTGTTACTTGTTCCAGTATTTGCTAAATAGCGTGTAGCAGTAGTATTTTTGGCAAGCCTTGAGAATGTGTCAGTGCCAGATGCATAAAGAATATCGCCCTGAGTTGCTCCCATGCCAGCAGTATCTATTCCTGTACCATCAACATATACAGAGCGACCAGCAGGATATGTCACAAATACGTCTTTAATCCCAGTAGAAAAAGTAGTTTTTGTCGGAGCGCCAGCACTAGAAGCTAATACTGTGTCACGAGAAAGAGTCGTTCCAGACGATGTGTATGTGCCAATACCTATTTCCCACTCAGACGTTCCTTGACCGGCAATAACGTAATAAGTTGTATTACCATTTCCAACAACGGAAAATGACTGGAAACCAGATGCAACACCAGCAAGTGTAATAGTACCTGTACCAGTGGTAGTCGTTGTTTCTTTTACTCTATCAGCTAAAACAAGAGCCATTATTGCCTCATCCAGTTATCTGACCCAGCATTTACATTCGTCCAAACATTTGAGCTACTAGGTACACTAGTCCATGTATCAGAGTTTGTAGCTACATTTGTCCAGCTATCAATACCAACTGCGCTGGCTGTCCAAACATTAGTAGTAGGAATTACATCAGACCATTCCTCGCCAATAATTTGACCATTTGCATTTATAGTTACTAATACATTAATGTAACCAGCAGCAGAGAATATTGCATTAGCGTTACAATTTACTGTGGCAATTGCATTTACACTGGCATTTCCTTCGTAGATAACGCCGCCTAACGCAGTAACTATCGCTTCTCCAATGATAGAACCAGATGCCATTCGGAATCTTATTCCGTCAGCAGTAACTGTTGCATTACCTGTTATAGAAGCATCAGAAAATACTTCTCGTATCCCGTTAGCCGTAACAGTCGCAGTAACATTTATTGCGCCACTTGCGCCATAAATCGCTACGCCATCCGCAGTTACGGTTGCAACTCCAATTACATTAGCATCAGCAAGATTTAGTTTTCCACCATTTGCCGTTACTGTAGCAAAACAACTTATGTCACCAGAAAAAAATTGAATTCTTGTACATGATGCAGTAACTGTAGCAGTAGCATTAACACTTGCTTCACCAAATAGAACTAATCCACCACTTAACGAAGAAAATGGCGTTTCAGCAAATGAGCTAAATCCAAACATTTAAGCCAAAGTTACAGACAAAGAACCGATTGCAATCTTGAAAATATCACCAGAAGCAATCGTCTTAGAAGCATCCAGAGCAGTGTGATACAGCAGGTTACCGCTAGTAGAAGCATCCAATAGACCGATCCAGCCTACGGTTCCCCATGTTCCTGTGGCTTGTGGGAACTCAACCGCAGCACTATTGGTACTAACGCCATTGCTGGGCGCACCAAAAGTAACAGCAGTACGAGCATAAGAACCGCCTGAAACTTCTGTACCAGTATTAGCATCGGTAGGATCTGAAGTATAAAGACCAACGTAAACAGTCGTAGGACTTGTGTAGCTGGTGTTACGGAGAGTAGCGTTAATGAGCGCATTCTCAAGATAATTCGACATTTCTGCCATGATTTACCTCACGTTATAAGACATAGACATAGGCTGGCCACTGTACTCACTTGACTGGTCAGCAGTAGAAATAGACGCTATAGAACGGTCATACAACGATGCCCAGACCTGCAACCTAGCGTCATTCATTAGATACGGTTCAGCCTCACCCAAAGCAGCGTATAACAGCGCATCAGGGAAGTTAGCCAAGAATACATTGCTTGCATTGCTATCACTCAATAACGGAGGCTTGGCGTAATACAGCATCTGAGCCGTGTACGCAGTGTCAGGGATAGGCGAGAATTGCAGCTCTGAAGCCAATACCGTATAGGTTCTAGGCAGACCAGATTCGGTAGCTCTAGTGTTAGCGTAGAAAGCGTTAGGAGCCTCGTAAGCCAAAGAAGCAATAGGATTAGTGTTTAGGTGAATGTCACGCATCTCTAGGAAGTCTGTAGGCAGACCTACCGTAGAGTCACCAGCAGTCGTATCAGCCGTAGCAACGACCAACATCTGCCGGGTTCTCAGATCACGACGTAAACGCTCCTCAGCCAACCGGATAAAGTCAGGGATAACTGAAGTCAGATCACTACGAGCTAGGTAGTTCGCTATCGTAGTCTTTAGGTCACTGTAGCTCGTAAATGCCATGTCTATTTCCCGTTATTGTGCGCCTCTATAGCGCCTTCCTCTACATCATCCCATCGATACTCATACGTACCAATGTGACCAATATGCTTAGATAAACTATGATCTACGTAAGTCTGAATGCCAGCATCTAAGGCTTTGATGCAGAAATGCACATCCTCGCCAATGATGCCCTTAGATCCCCAACCCACATCAAACCAAGGCTTAGGAACCTTCTCAAAGACTTCCTTACGGATCATCACAACACCAAAACCAACCGCTGTAACAGGCTCTATACCCTCTTTATCCATCGAATCTATCTTATGCCAAGCATGACGGAT